ACTGGGCCTGCAGATCGAGGAGCGCACAGAGCCTTGGGACGGCGCGTCGGGTGTGTTCCACCCCATGATCACAGAAGCTGTGGTGCGCTTCCAAAGTGAGACCATCACAGAGACGTTCCCGGCCAGTGGGCCCGTGCGCACCAAGATTCGCGGCAAGCAGACGCCCGAGAAGCAAGAAGCGGCTGCCCGGGTTGAGGCGGACATGAACTACCAGCTCACCGACGAGATGGTGGAGTTCCGGCCGGAGCACGAGCGCATGCTGTGGAGCCTCCCGGCCACGGGCTCGGCGTTCAAGAAGGTGTACTTTGATCCTAATCAGGGTCGTCAGGTGTCGATCTTCATCCCGGCCGAGGACATCGTGCTGCCCTACGGCACGTCCAACATCCAGACCTGCTACCGCGTGACGCACGTCATGCGCAAGACCGAAAACGAGATCAAGAAGCTTCAGCAGGCGGGCTTCTACCGCGACGTGGACATTGGCCAGCCGGACAAGGCGATCGACGAGATCAACAAGGCCAAGGACAAAGAGACCGGGTTTGCCGACATCAACGACGACCGGTTCACGCTGCTTGAGAGCCACGTCGACCTGTACATCAAGGGCGACCCGCTGTCTGACGAAGACGACATCATGCTGCCCTACGTGTTCACGTTCATCAAGGGCACGAACACGGTGCTGTCCATCCGCCGCAACTGGAAAGAAGACGACGACCTGCACTTGAAGCGCCAGCACTTTGTGCACTACCAGTACATCCCCGGCTTCGGTGCGTATGGCTTTGGTCTGTTCCACCTGATCGGTGGCTTCGCCAACTCGGCCACCAGCTTGATGCGTCAGCTGATCGACGCCGGTACGCTGAGCAACCTGCCCGGTGGTCTCAAAACCCGAGGTCTGCGGATCAAGGGTGACGACACGCCGATCGCCCCGGGCGAGTTCCGGGATGCGGACGTTGGCGCGGGTACGCTGCGCGACAACATCTTGCCGCTGCCTTACAAAGAGCCAAGCGCCACGCTGTACAACCTCCTGAACACGGTCGTCGAAGAGGGCCGCAGGTTTGCCGCCACGGCAGACATGAAGGTGTCGGACATGTCCGCACAGGCACCCGTGGGCACAACGCTGGCTCTCCTTGAGCGCCAGTTGAAAGTCCTGACGGCCGTGCAAGCGCGTGTGCACTACGCACTCAAGGAAGAGCTCAAGCTGATCCGCGACATCATCCGGGACTACTCCGAGGAAGACTACGAGTACGAGCCAGACCGTGGCAGCCCACGGGCCAAGAAGTCGGACTATGACGACGTGGACGTCATCCCTGTCAGCGATCCGAACGCCGCAACGCTGAGCCAGCGCGTGGTGCAGTACCAAGCCGTGATCCAGCTGTCACAGACCGCGCCAGACATTTACGACCTGCCCAAGCTGCACCGGGGCATGCTGGAGGTTCTGGGTGTCAAGGACGCGGACAAGCTGGTGCCGCTGCCAGAAGACATGAAGCCCAAGGACCCTGTGTCGGAGAACCAGAACCTGCTCAAGGGCGAGCCAGCCAAGGCGTTCCTGTACCAAGACCACCAGTCCCACATTCAGGTGCACATGTCGATGCTGCAGGACCCGTCGATCGCACAGTTGATCGGCCAGTCGCCCAACGCACCCAAGATTCAAGCAGCGCTCATGGCCCACGTGGTCGAGCACGTTGGGTTCTCATACCGCCAGCAGATCGAGCAGCAGTTGGGCGCGGCGTTGCCGCCTGAAGATTCGGACCTGCCACCGCAAGTCGAGGAAGCGCTGTCGTCCATGATGGCACGCGCTGCCCAGCAGGTGTTGATGCAGAACCAAGCTCAGGCCCAGCAAGCGCAGGCCCAGCAACAGGCACAAGACCCGATCGTGCAGATGCAGCAGCAAGAGTTGCAGATCAAGCAGCAGGAGCTGCAGATCAAGCAGGCCGAGGTTCAGGGCCGGTTGCAGTTGGCACAAGCCGAGCTGCAGTTCAAATCGCAGCAAGCACAGCAAGCGCATCAACTTAACGCAACCAAGCTCTCAATTGACGGAACTTACAAGTCCGACCAGCTCGAATTGCAGCAAGCACAGTTGCAAGCTCGCATGGAGCTGGACGCTATGCGCGTCGGTGCGCAGGTCGAGAAGGACAAGGCCACCCTCATGGCCGACCAAGAACGAGAAGGCGTCCGCATGGGCGTCGAGATCGCCAAAGCGCGTCAACAGGCGCAGACTCCCAGAAAACCCACCAACGAAAGGTAAGACCAACACATGATCCAAGAATTCGCACGCGTATTGCGCGAAAAAATACGTACGGACATGAACAACTACGCAGACGACCTCGCAGGAGGTTGCTGCACCGATTTCTCTCAATACCAAAAACTCTGCGGCATCATTCAAGGTCTGGCCGTCGCAGAGCGCTATCTAATCGACCTTGCGGAAAAAGTGGAGAAATCAGATGAGTGATGTTGGACTTATTTTGCCCCCGGGCATCAGCTTGCCAGAGCGCATCCAGCCAAAGGATACGCAGGACGAAGCAGCGTCTACCGAGCAGAAGGCACGATCCCTTCCCATGCCCACGGGCTGGAAGATTTTGTGTGTTGTGCCGGACGTGGCGGACACTTTCGAGAACAGCTCGATCGTGAAAGCCGGAGCCTTCATGAAGCAAGAGGAACACGCCACAACCGTGTTGTTCGTGCTGAAAGTCGGCCCCGATGCGTACAAAGACACCGCCAAGTTCCCTACTGGCGCATGGTGCAAAGAGGGCGATTTCGTGCTTGTGCGGACCTACTCAGGGACCCGTTTCAAGATTTTCGGCAAAGAATTCCGACTGATCAACGACGATCAGGTGGACGCCGTGGTGGAAGACCCGCGTGGATTGACACGCGCATAAGGAGTGAGAAATGGCAGGATACAAATTCCCTGACGAAGACGACAACACGTCTATAAAACAAGGCAGCGAAACGGAGGTCAAGGTCTCTGTGGACAACGACGACGAGGTCGAAGTTGAAGTCATTGACGACACCCCCGCGCAAGACCGTGGCCGCAAGCCGCTGGACCGCGAAGTGGCGGACCCCACAGAAGACGAGATCGAGAACTACTCCGATGGCGTCAAGAAGCGCATCAAAGAGCTGACGCACGCACGGCACGACGAGCGCCGGGCCAAAGAGTCGCTGCTGCGCGAGAAGCAAGAGCTCGAACGCATTGCGCAGGCCATGGTTGCCGAGAACCGTCAGCTCAAGCAGTTCGTCAACAACGGCTCCACTCAGTACGCCGCATCCGTGCGACACATTGCTGAGACCGAGATGGACGCGGCCAAGCGCAAGCTCAAGGAAGCCACTGAAGCGTTTGACACGGACGGTGTGGTTGCTGCGCAAGAAGCCATGATGGAAGCGCGTTTGCGACTGGAGGCTGCAAGAAATTTCAACCCAGCCCCTTTACAGGTTGATGCAGATGTTGTACAACCTCAACAAAACCAAGTAGCTCAACCTTCCGTCGACGACAAGACACTGCGCTGGCAGGCAAAAAACCAGTGGTTCGGGGCAGACGGCTACGAGGAAATGACCAGCTTCGCACTAGGGCTGCATCAAAAACTGGTGAACTCGGGGGTAGACCCTCGCTCTGACGATTACTTCGAGAAAATTGATTCTCGCATGAAGTCCGTGTTCCGTGAGTTTTACGGAGCTGAGGACAAGCCGAAATCCGGCGATGGCTCCAGTAAACGGCCTACGACGGTTGTGGCTCCGGCGACTCGTTCGACGGGTGCCCGAAAGGTGCAACTGACCGAAACCCAGATCGCTCTGGCTCGGAAATTTGGACTGACCCCGCAGCAATACGCTGCTCAAGTAGCAAAACTGGAGAAATCAAATGGCTGAAACAATCAACCGGAACCCTCGTGACGTTGCGTCACGCGAAAAATCTGCTCGTGCTGTATACGTACCGCCGAGCTCACTGCCTGATCCGACACCCGAACCCGGGTACGTGTACCGCTGGATTGCGACACACGTGCTTGGCGAGCAACAAGTGACCAACGTGTCCACGAAGATGCGCGAAGGTTGGGAGCCGGTGAAAGCAGTGGACCATCCGGAACTCATGCTCCAAGGCAATGAAAAGACCGGCAACGTCGAGATCGGCGGCCTCATGCTCTGCAAGATGCCCCGTGAAATGGCGATCGCCCGGGATGAGTACTATGCTAAACAAGCACGAGCCCAGATGGATTCTGTGGATAACACATTCATGCGAAACAACGATCCCCGCATGCCGCTGTTTGCCGAACGCAAGTCGTCAACCAGCCGTGGGGGTTTTGGTTCAGGTTCAAAGTAACAAGGAGTCCTTAAATGGCATCTACTGCTTCTCCCTACGGCCTGCGTGCCGTAAACGAGCTGGGCGGTCTTCCTTATGCCGGAAGCACCCGCACATTCTTGATCAACCCCGCAGGTTACGCTGCTAACATCTTTAACGGTTCTATCGTTCGAGTTGCTACCACCGGATACCTTGAGTTGGTCACCACCAACGGCGACGACAGCACACCCTTCCCCGCTGGCACCATCGGTGTCTTCGTGGGTTGTTCGTATGTCAACGCTCAAGGCCAGCAAATCTGGTCTCAGTATTACCCCTCCGGCACAACCGGCGTGGTGACTGCTCAGGTGATTGACGACGACCGTACCGTGTTCCAAGTGCAGGCTGACGACTCCGTCGCTCAAGCCGGTTTGGGCGCTAACGTGTACTTGGCCAACGTGCAGAGCACCAGCACTGGTTCCACCCAGACTGGCAACTCGAACGTGGCTGTGGACGCGTCCACCATCGCAACAACTTCTGGCTTTGCTTTCCGCATTGTTGGTTTCGCTTCGGGCCCCGGTGATGCTTACACCGACCTGTTGGTGAAGTTCAACCCCGGTTCGCATTCCTACAGCAACGCCACTGGCATCTAAGGAGTAAATCACCATGGCAATTTCACGTTCCCAACTCCTGAAAGAGCTGCTCCCCGGTTTGAACGCTTTGTTCGGCATGGAGTACGCACGTTACGGCGAAGAGCACAAGGAAATCTACGACACCGAGAAATCGGAGCGTAGCTTTGAAGAAGAAACCAAGCTGTCCGGCTTTGGTGCTGCTCCCGTCAAGAACGAAGGTGCTGCAATCGCTTACGACAATGCACAGGAAGCCTTCACCGCACGCTACACCCACGAGACCATCGCTCAGGGTTTCTCGATCACCGAGGAAGCTGTGGAAGACAACTTGTACGACAGTCTGTCGGCTCGTTACACCAAAGCTCTGGCCCGTTCCATGGCCTACACCAAGCAGGTCAAAGCTGCTTCCACTCTGAACAACGGTTTCAGCGGTTCCTACCTCGGTGGTGACGGCGTTTCTTTGTTCGGTGTGAACAGCTCCAGCGCTCGCGTTGGTCACCCACTGGTTGGCGGCGGCGTCAACTACAACAGCCCCACCACTGGTGTGGACCTGAACGAGACTTCGTTGGAAAACGCCACGATTCAGATCGCTGCGTGGACTGATGAACGCGGCCTGCTGATCGCAGCCAAGCCCGTCAAGTTGGTGATCCCTCCAAGCCTGATGTTCGTTGCCAAGCGCCTGTTGGACACCGATCTGCGTGTCTCGACTGCCGACAACGACATCAACGCGTTGAAGCGCATGGGCACCATCTCTGGTGGCTACACCGTGAACCACTTCTTGACCGACACCAACGCATGGTTCTTGACCACTGACGTTCCAAACGGTCTGAAGCACTTCGAGCGTGTGGCTCTGTCCACTTCCATGGATGGTGATTTCGATACGGGCAACGTCCGTTACAAGGCCCGCGAGCGTTATTCGTTCGGCTGGTCTGACCCCTTGGGTATCTGGGGTTCTGCTGGAGCTTAATACTCCAGTTTCTAAAAAAGGGGCCTTCGGGCCCCTTTTTCTTTGCCTTGTCAAAGAGCGAACACGTGTGGTACATTACCTGTTACTAAGTCACAGGAGCTTTTATGGACACCACAAACCTTCCCAAAACCCGGGCCGATGCCAAGGCTGCAGGGGCCAAGTACTATTTCACGGGGGAACCTTGCAAGCACGGCCACATTGCCCCACGCAAAACAAAGGGTGCGTGCGTTGAGTGCTTAAAGGTTGAGTGGCAGGAAGCGGCCGACAAACGCGCTGAGTACTTCAGGCAGTACAACAAGGCGGAAGAGGTCAAAGAGCGCAAGCATGCGTGGTATCAGGAAAACCGTGAGCAGGTCATTCAGTCCGCTGCTACACGCCCCGCCGCACAGTTGCGGGAGTACAGAAACGCATGGAAGGAAAATAACAAGGTGCAGGTCCGTGCTGACACCAAAGCACGTCGTCGCAAGCACAGAGACGCAACACCCAAGTGGCTGTCGCGCGCGCAGAAGTCTGCCATTCGTCAGATGTACCAGATCGCAATTACCATGACGCAGACCACAGGGGAGCAGTATGTGGTGGACCACATTGTTCCGTTGCGCGGAGAGTCGGTCTGTGGCCTGCATGTGCCATGGAACCTGCGGGTGATCACGCAGGACGAGAACTTGAAAAAGTCCAACAAACTCGTTGACCCCACCACACCCGAGTGATATATTGCAAGCACCCCCGGACTTTCCGGTGTATCTGACGGCTCCGGGCCGATGTCATGCAAACAGATACGCCTTAACCGCATGAGGACAAAATCATGGCACGCACCACCTTCCAAGGCCCAGTTCGCTCGTTGGCTGGCTTCTACACTCAAGGCCCCGCTTCCGTTGTCAACTTGGCAAACGGCACCAACACCGTGACTCTGGATGTCGCCAGCTACGCTGGCAAGACCATCCGTACCAATGATGCCACTTTGGTCATCACACTGCCTTCGATCAACACCACTGCCAACCCAGTGACTTCTGGCCCCGGCCAAGACCCCAACACCGTCAACAACGTGGGCACAACATACACGTTTGTGGTCGAGACCACCGCTTCGGCTTGGGCTTTGAAGACCGACGGCACAGACAAGTTCATTGGCTCCATGATCATGGTTGACACTGACAGCTCTGGCGCAGTGACCGCTTTCGCTCCTGCTTCGTCCAACGACGTCATCAACTTCAACGGCACCACCACTGGCGGTATCGCCGGTACGACCGTGACCGTCACAGTGCTGGCTGCCAACAAGTACATGGTGACTGGCGTGGCTCTGGCCTCCGGCTCTGTGGTCACACCCTTCGCTGACGCGTAATAGGGGCTCAACATGGGTATGCAAACCGATATCGAAGTCACGTCGCTGGCTGCGTCGGGCACCGTTTTTGATCAGCGTACCCGCGTTCGTGGTGCACTGATTGAGCCGGGCTCAAGCGCGGGTTCCGTCATCTTCAAAGACGGCGGCTCTAGTGGCACTACGATCATGACCATCAACACGTCAGCCAACGGTGAGACTTTCTCCATGGTCGTTCCGGCCAATGGAGTGGTTTTTAAGACGGACGTGTACGTGGCGTTGACCAACGCCAAAGTCACGGTGTTTTATGCCTAAGTCCCCAGCATGGCAACGCAAGGAAGGCAAGTCCGAGAAGGGCGGTCTGAACGCGAAGGGGCGTGCGTCTTACAACAAGGCCAATCCGGGCAAGCCCGGGTTGAAAGCACCCCAGCCAGAGGGCGGCAAACGCCGCGACTCTTTCTGCGCTCGTATGGAAGGCATGAAGAAGAAGCTGACCAGCGAGAAGACAGCCAAAGACCCGGACAGCCGGATCAACAAAAGCCTGCGGGCTTGGAAGTGCTGATATGAGCAACAACCACGAAACCGCAAAGAACGTGCTGGACATCGTGTCCGTAGTGGCCACGATCGGTTCCTTTTTAGAAATGCTGACCCCTGTATTCGGTTTGATCGGTGCTGTCTGGACTTTGATGCGGATCGCAGAGATGGTGACGGGCAAGCCTTTTGCGGAGATCATCCGCCGAAAGAAACCGGATGCCGAGCAGCAGTAAAAAGCAGCATGACTTCATGAATGCCGTGGCGCACAGCCCGGCGTTTGCGAAGAAGGCAGGAGTCCCACAGTCTGTGGGCAAAGAGTTTTCCAACGCGGACAAGGGCCGCAAATTTTCAAAAGGTGGCGATATGAAATCCGATATGATGAAAAAAGGTATGCCTGCAGCTTTGGCCAAACACGCGGCCAAGCCTGCTTCCAAGGCTCACGCTGGTCTGAAGGCTGGCGGCAAGGTTGGTATGGGTGCTGTGAAGACAGCCGCCCCAAGCCGTGATGGTATTGCCACAAAGGGCAAGACCAAAGGCACCATGGTCAAGATGGCCATGGGCGGCAAAGCCTGCTGATCTGCCATGATGGCCAGTCGGGGAATGGGGGACATCGCCCCCTCCAAGATGCCCAAAGGCGTCCGCAAGGCTCGCCGGGATGACACCGACTTCACGCAGTACGCTGATGGCGGCAAAGTCAACGCTGCAGGCAACTATACCAAGCCCAGTTTGCGCAAGCGGATTGTGTCGGAAGTGAAGTCTGCAGCAACCCAAGGCACGGGCGCAGGTCAGTGGTCAGCCCGCAAAGCGCAGCTCGTGGCCAAGAAGTACAAGGCTGCTGGCGGCGGGTACAAGGATTGAGATGAAAGCCCCGCAAAAATCGCTCAAGGACTGGGGTGACCAGAAATGGCGCACCAAGTCCGGCAAGCCGTCGAGCAAGACGGGGGAGCGGTATTTGCCAGAAGCTGCCATAAAATCTCTGTCACCGGCCGAGTACGCTGCGACAACCAAAGCCAAGCGAGCGGGTAAAGCCGCAGGCAAACAGTTCGTGGCCCAGCCCAAGACCATCGCAAAGAAAACAGCAGGGTTCAGATAATGGCAACATCCGGCGTAGCAAATTTCAACCTCGATTTATCCGAAATCGTTGAGGAAGCGTTCGAGCGTAATGGCTCAGAGCTGCGTACGGGCTATGACTTGAAGACCGCCCGCCGGTCGCTCAACTTGCTGTTTGCCGACTGGGCCAACCGTGGCGTGAACATGTGGACCTTCGAGCAAGGCCAGCAGGTGTTGACCCCGGGCACGGCCACGTACGCGCTGCCTGCCGACACAGTGGACCTGATCGAGCACGTCATTCGTACCGGTGCAGGCAACGTGTCAACGCAAGCGGACCTGACCATCACGCGTATCAGTGTTTCTACCTACGCTACGATCCCGAACAAGCTGCAGCAAGCACGCCCCATTCAGATTTGGATTGAGCGCTTGAACACGCCGCAGTTCACCGTCTGGCCGGTGCCTGATGATTCGCAGACCTACACGCTGGTCTACTGGCGCTTGCGCCGCATCCAAAATGCTGGTGAGGGTGTCAACACCATGGACATGCCTTTCCGCTTCATCCCGTGCATGATTGCCGGGCTGGCGTACTACTTGGCTATGAAACTTCCCGGCGGGATGGATCGCATTCAGGTGCTCAAGGCGCAGTACGACGAGGCGTGGCAACTGGCTTCTGATGAGGACCGCGAGAAGGCGGCAGTGCGGTTTGTGCCGCGCCGTCAGTACCTTGGAAGCGGCGCATAAATGGCCAATCGGTTTGCGTCTGGCAAAAACTCGATCGCAATGTGCGATCGGTGTGGGTTTCAGTTCAAGCTCACTGAGCTCAAGAAGGAAATCGTCAAGACGAAGACGTTCAACACGTTGGTTTGCCCCTCGTGCTGGGACCCTGATCAGCCGCAGTTGCAGTTGGGCATGTACCCGGTCGATGACCCGCAGGCGGTGCGCAACCCACGCAGGGACACGACCTACTTGGTGGCGGGCGTGAATGCTGCAGGCAACGTGACAGGCGGTTCGCGAGACATTCAGTGGGGCTGGAACCCGGTGGGTGGCTCCAAATTCTTTGATGATGCGCTGACGCCAAACACCTTGGTGGCAATCGCAGAAGTTGGTACAGTAACGGTAGTCACAACCTGAAGGACATTGACATGGCAACATATCGCAACCCCCAATACAAGCCGCTGGCTGAAGCCGGTACGGCCGACAACAAAAAATACCTGCGCAACGTCAATCTGTCGGTGGCCAATAGCCACAGCAATGATTACGCGCCAACCAAAACTTCGGGCATCAAAATCCGAGGCACTGGTGCAGCCACAAAGGGCACGATGGCCCGTGGGCCTATGGCTTGAGGTGACAGATGAACTACGCCGCGCTGGTTGCAGCTATCCAGAACTACACTGAGAACTCGTTCGACTACACGTCGGACCCGTCGATCATCGACACGTTCATTGAGCAGGCGGAGCAGCGCATCTACAACACGGTGCAGTTCCCGTCATTGCGCAAGAACGTCACGGGCACGTTGACCAACGCCAACAAGTACCTGCAAGCTCCCACTGACTTCTTGGCGGTGTATTCGCTGGCAGTCATTGATGGCACCGGGGCGTACGAGTACCTGCTCAACAAGGATGTCAACTTCATCCGGCAGGCGTACCCCACCCCCACAGCCACCGGGCTGCCCAAGTATTACGCGCTGTTTGGCCCGCGTTCGGACGATCCCAACGAGCTGAGCTTTATTGTGGGCCCGACACCAGACGCTTCGTACGCGGTCGAGCTGCACTACTTCTTCTACCCCGAGACAATCGTCACAGCAGGCACAACATGGCTTGGTGACAATCTGGACAGCGTGTTGCTGTACGGCTCGTTGGTGGAAGCGTACACGTACATGAAGGGCGAAACAGACATGATGACGCTCTACGACGGCAAGTACAAGGAAGCGCTCGGTTTGGCCAAACGTCTGGGCGATGGGTTGGAGCGGCAGGATGCGTACCGGTCAGGTCAGGCGCGTGTCGCCGTCAGTTAACAGGAGTCAGTCATGGCAATTACTCAAGCAATGTGTTCTTCGTTCAAACAGCAGATTCTGCTGGGCGAACACGATCTGGACACGGACGTCATCAAAATCGCGTTGTACACAAGTGCAGCTACGCTGAGCGCAGCAACCACCGTCTATTCCACTTCTAACGAGGTGACAGGCACAGGCTACACGGCCGGAGGCAACACGCTGACCGGGGCCACAGTTTCCCTGTCCGGCACCACGGCTTTCGCGGACTTCTCGGACACCACATGGTCTGCGGCCACGATCACTGCGCGTGGCGCGTTGATCTACAACAGCAGCAAGTCCAACAAAGCGATTGCGGTGCTGGATTTTGGCGGTGACAAAACGTCCACTGCTGGTGACTTTACGGTCCAGTTCCCAACCAACGACGCAAGTAGCGCGGTCATCCGTATTGCTTGATGGTGTCTGAGTGGCGTCATCCGTTGAATATGTAGGCTGGGGATCAGGCCCTTGGAGTCGTGGCTCTTGGGGGCTTAACCTCACCGAAGTATTTGTTGATGGCGTTCAGGCAACGGGGCAGATTGGCTCTGTGGTGGTGGCTGCTTCGGCAGTCGCTGTCGTTTCTGGGGTTGAGGCCACGGGCGCGGTTGGAACTGTTACCGTTGCTGCGGGGGCTGTTGCGGCCGTCACAGGTGTCTCTGCTACCGGCCAGACGGGCACAGTTACCGTCACCGGCAAAGCCAACGTGTTCCCCACAGGGGTGCAGGCTACGGGCCAAGTCGGCACAGCCACAGTCAGCGCGGATGCGAATGTCCCGGTCACAGGCGTAGAGGCCACTGGAGCTGTCGGCACGGTCGTGGTTGCTGCCGGAGCCATTGCGGCGGTGTCTGGTGTTCAGGCCACGGGCGATATTGGCACAGTTACGGTGACCGGCACGGGCGTCATTGACGTCACAGGCGTTGAGGCCACGGGAGAGATTGGCACCGTCACGATCCTGCTCAACATCATTGTGCCCGTCACAGGGGTGCAGGCAGAAGGCCAGATCGGCAGCGTGTCGATCAACGGCGGCGCAGTGGTGCAGGTCACGGGTGTGTTTGCTGTGGGCTACGTTGGCTCAGTCAACGTCTGGGGCCTGATCAATGACCTCCAAACCGCCAACTGGGCAGCAATAAACGATACTCAGGCAGCAAACTGGACGGCTATTGGTGACACACAGTCACCAAACTGGCAAAATATCACTGACGCTCAATCACCCGGCTGGGCGCAGGTCGGGACAACGCAATCTCCGGATTGGCAGCAGATCGCTGCGTAAGGAAACACATGGCAACAGCATACACCTCTCTTCTCGGTCTGGCCCTTCCGGTTCAAGGCGAACTGTCGGGCACTTGGGGCGACACCGTCAACAACGCGATCACTTCGCTGCTTGACACAGCGGTTGCTGGAACGACCTCCCTGACCACTGACGCAGACACCACACTGACCACCACAACGGGTGCGTCCAACCAAGCCCGTCAAGCGATCATCCTGTGGAACCCAGCCTCTGGCACCACAACCCGCAACATCACGGCTCCTGCGCAGTCCAAGATTTACACGGTGATCAACGCCTCTGGCGGCACACAGTCCATCGTGTTCCGTGGCGCAGGCCCAACAACTGGCGTGACCATCGTCAAAGGCGAGTCTGCTGTTGTTGCGTGGAACGGCACTGAC